CAGGTTCTAAAGGCTTAGTATTTACTAAAGACGCTGCTGCAACAGTTAAGTTATTAGACTTAGGTGTTGAGTCAGAGTACCAAGTTTCACGACAAGGTACACTAATGGTAGCTCGCTACGCAATGGGTCACGACTCATTACGTCCTGAGTGTGCTGTTAAATTGATTACCGCAGCTTAATTGTGGTTGAGAGCACCCCTTCGGGGGTGTTTCTCTCTTTATTTTTTCATTGAGGTAAACATGACAACTCCTACAACAAAACTGGAAGCAGTAAATTCCATGCTGTCTACTATTGGTGAAGCACCAGTAAACAGTTTAACATCTGGCTTAGTAGATGCCGATACTGCTGAGACAATTCTCAATGAAGTGTCAAGAAGCGTCCAAGCTCACGGCTGGAACTTTAACTCGGAACCAGATTATACTGTTGCTGCTGACACTAGCGGTAATGTTGTGCTTCCTACAGAAATTCTTAGAGCTGATTTAGCTAACTCTGTAACAAAGTACAGAAGCACTAAGCAAGAATACGTACAACGTGGCAACAAGATGTACGATAAGATTAAACATAGTTTTAACATAGGCACCCCTCTCAAGCTTGATGTGGTTGTCCTACTAGATTTTGAAGTATGTCCTGAAGTAGCAAGACGCTACGTTACTGTTAAAGCTGCCCGCATCTTTCAAGAGCGAGTAGTTGGTAGTGATTCACTATCAGCAATGAACAGGAATGACGAACAGGAAGCCTTATTCTCCCTCCGAGAGATGGAAGGGGATAACGGTGATTATAATATATTTGATGATTATGGCACTACTCGTGTGCTTGATCGTTCCAGTGGAACAAAGGTGATTTAACATGACGTTAGTTTCTAAAAATATCCCTAACCTCATTAACGGGGTTTCTCAACAACCGCCCGCTTTGCGTTTAGCAAGCCAAGCAGAAGCACAGGAAAACGGTTTCTCTGATATTGTTGATGGATTGAAGAAACGTCCACCTACACGATTAAAGAATAAGTTAAAGAAAACATCTCCAACAGGTACAGCTTACCTCAGTGTTGCTGAGCTTAACAGATCCCATTTCCATACCTATAAGAGAAGCACGTTTGAACAGTACACAGTTGTGACTGATCCTGTAGTCCCTAAGATGTATGTATACGATATTGAGGGCAGTCTTAGATACGAGTCTGGTGTAGCAAGTTGGGATGCGACTGGTACGCAAATAACAGACTCTGATAACAGTGATAACACAACCCTAGCTGCTTACTTAGGTACTGATGCTATCAATAGCACACAAGTAACTGCAACCTCTGTTGCGGATTACACGTTCTTTGTTAATAAAGATAAAGTAGTTGCAAAGAATACTACGACTCCTTCCTTTGTAAGACCGCATGAAGCTATCATTTACATGAAGGTAATGAACTACGGTAAAGATTACAAATGGAGGGTAAGTAGAGATAATGATCCTTTAACTGCTGCTGATGATACTTGGAGTGGGGCGTATGGACAAGCTACCACACTAGATGGAGGTGGAGGAGATGCACATTACGAAGTACAGGGTTTAAAAACAGGTGATTTCTTTGATATTACAGCAGGAGGTTCTACCGTAAGTCCAGATATACTCGGCAACCAAGTCGTTCTAGCTGATTCAGCTTTAATTGCACAAGGACTTACTAAAAAGAGAGAATCAGGAAACCCTTTTGTTGTTATAGAAACAACAGGCGCTAATGATGCTGATTTTAAAATTAAAGTAGATGATGATAACGGCGGTAATGATTTATTCGGATTTAAAGATCGGTGTAAAAACTTTATATCTCTTCCCCAATACTGTGTTGATGGTTTTACTATACAAATTAATGGAGATAACCAGAAGAAAGAGGATGACTTTTACGTTACGTATGAAGGATCAAATACAGCAGGTACATGGAAAGAATGTGCAGCACCTTCACGCCCTAACACACCTGTCTACCACACGTTTGACACAGCAACAATGCCTCACACATTATCACAGAATGCTGACCTAAGTTTTACTTTTGGTGCAAGTACATGGGATGAAAGAAAGTGCGGCGATGAAGATACAAACCCGTTCCCAAGTTTTGTTGGCAGTAAAATTAACAGTGTGTTCTTCCACCGTAATCGTTTAGGTTTCCTATCAGATGAGAATGTTATCTTTAGTGAAGCCAGTAGTTACTTTAACTTCTTCCGAGTCACAGTAAGAAGCTTACTTGATACAGCTCCTATTGATTTAGCGGTTAGCCAGAATGAGGTATCTATACTTAAAGCTGCTGTACCTGCTCAAGATGATTTAATACTCTTCTCCGATTTAACACAGTTTACTCTATCTGCTGACTCGCTCTTAACACCCTCAGAGGTTATTGTAGATCAATCAACAAAGTATGAGTGTGATTTAACATCGACTCCCGTTGGTGCAGGAACAAGTGTATTCTTCACTACTAAGAGTGGTGACTACTCAGGTGTCCGAGAGTTCTTTACTAAAGATGAGACTGAGAACAAAGATGCTCCGTCTATTACATCACACGTTCCTGAGTATTTAAACGGTACAGTAAGACAAATGATAGCGTCTTCTAATGAAGACATGCTCGTTTGTTTGACTGAGGCCAATAAGAAAGAATGTTACGTGTACAGATGGTACAACTCTAGTGAAGAACGAATTCAAAGTTCTTGGTCTAAGTGGGTATTTGATAAAGAGATAAACCACGTATTTTTTAACAATGCTGAATTAACCGTGATCTTTAGTGATGGTGGTTTTGAAGAAATATCTTTAGCCTTTAATGATGTCGATATAACTTATAGCGAAACTAACTCATTCTCTAGTGCAGTTACTTTAGGTACAGCTACTTTGGACTTTAACGGTGTTCCTCATACTCTTAAAGGAGTAAATACAGTTGTAGGCGATGTGCCTCTTGTGGGGTCTACTTCTAACTCAGATGTTCAGGCTGTTTATGTTTACAAGAACACCTTAGCCAGTACTTATGGTATGTATATTCAACTAGGATTATTAAGTGTAACGGGCGGTGTAACAAACCCAGCTACACCAGCACAACTGCCTACCTCAATTACAGTGGGTGGACACACTATACCTATCCCTAATTGGCAGGGTTTGGGTAACGTAAACTTTCCTCACATATCTACAACCCTTGTGCTTACAGCGCAGGAGTATACTGATTGGTTAAATGTTACTTCTCCGACAGAGGAGTTAATTATTAATATCCCTGAGACTGCTGTAGAAACCTCTGCAAAAGCAAGTGACGTATTACTAGACCACCGAGTTAAGGTAACTCAACTTCAAGGTGATAGTGAATTCAATATATCTGACCTTGATGCTCAGTTTGCTTCTACTACTGCCTCCCAGTATATAAACCATAAAGGGGATGTTATAGCTATAGGTAACACAGACGCTGAAAAGGACAAGGTTGTAAACTTTATAAACAATAAACAACATAAAGAAAATGGAGTCCTCGTAAACAATTACGTTACCGCTGGAGAACCTTATATCTTTAAATACAAACTTTCCGAGCAAGTGTTTAAAGCAGGTGATAAGGATCCCACACGTATGGCTCGTTACCAGTTAAGAAGTATGCTTTTCAACTACACCAACACAGGTAGTTTTGAGGCAACTGTTGCATCAACAGGTAGAACAGATAAAGTAACTAACTTTACTGGTCGTATCTTAGGGCAATCTACTAACATCTTAGGATTCTCTCCTGTGGTTGAAGACGGTTCACTTAAAGTTGGTATACAGTCTCAAGCAGCAACAACAGATATAACTTTAACTAACGACAGTCACCTACCCAGCACGTTCCAAAATGTTGAGGTAGAAGCCTTCGTAACTCTACGAAATAAAAGGATATAAACATGGGACACCACTACAGACCCGCAAGGTTCGAGGATTGCCGTGAGATGGCTCCTAACATGCGTTCACAGGACGCTAAGGAAGTTATGGCTAGTCATGGCTTTAAACCCTACGAAGCTCTTGCAGAGTCATACAAGTACTCTACAGAGTGTAATAGCATTATCCATGAAGATGGGAGTGTTGTGGCGATGTTTGGTGTTACTAACAATGGATCTTTTGCCCTACCTTGGATGCTTGGTACAGACAAGTTAATACAAACTAAACGTACCATGCTGCCAGTAGCAAAGCAGTGGGTAGATGAGATTATTGAAAGATACCCTCTTCTCCTTAACTACGTACACGCAGATAATACTATATCGAGGCGATGGCTCAAGTCATTAGGATTCGAGTTTATAAAATTAGAAAAAGAATATGGAGTAGGGAAAGAACCCTTTATCCAATTCGTGAGGATTAAAAAATGTGTCCACCTTTATTAGCAGCAATACCCGTCATCATGGGCGGAGCGGGCGGTACGGCAGCAGTAGCCGCTGGAACCGCAGCAGCAATAACACCCGCAGCAGCAGTAACAGCAGCATGGGGTACATTAGGTACTGCCGCAACCTTAGCCGCTTCAGTTGGCGGTACAGTAATGAGTGCAAAAGCTCAAAATGATTCCGCTGAGATGAATGCGAGAAACGCTAACATCGCCGCTATGGAACAAGATCAACAAATAAATTTACAAGAGTCACAAATGCAAGAGAAAGCAGCAGGAGAGAAGCTTGATAACGCCACAAAAGTACAACAAGCTTTAGCGAGAGCTGACATGGCTGCTATCAACTCTGGTGGTATGTTAAATAATGATGCAGTAGGGCAGAGTATTATGAGGCAGGGGCTTGTAACAGAATCAACAATCTTACAGAACCTTGATCGTAATGTAGACCAGTTTGGTCTTGATCGTAAAGGCGTAAGGTCTTCAGCGCAATCACGTATTAACTCTGTATCAGCTTCTAGCAATACTGCAACTGGCCTTCAGATAGTGGGTAATGTCGCACCAGCATTATAAATAGGATAAATTAATGGCAACTTCAATTGAACAATCTTTAAACTGGCGCAACGTATCAACTAAGCCAGATTACCAAGTTGCGGCTAGACGAGTAGATACTTTTGTACAACCAGAGCGTAATACAAGGGGCGCTCAAATAGCACAAGCTCTTGATCAGGCCGCTGGTGGATTTAATACTTTTGCTGATAAGAAAAAAGTAGAACTTAAAGCTCTACAAGTAGCGGAAGCTAAAGCGCAAACAAAAGCAGTGGAAGAAATAACTGATCGTGAAAAAATGAAAGCCTCTAACTTAGCTAATTTCTGGTCGCCTCAAATCGAAAGATTTGTACAGGAGCAGGACTATAGTTTGGTAGGAGGAGAGCGTCCAACTAGAGAGAGTGTATGGGAAGCGTTAAACACCAAGTTCCCAGCATTAGCAACTGATATGAACAACCTCACCACGCTTAAAGGTAAAATAGCATTGGGTGATGTTACTGGAGACATCTTTGGTAAAACAGTAGGTGACATGTTAGTTCAAACAGAAATTGATGAAGAAGAACAAGAGTTAAACACGTACATAGCCACCAGTCTAGGAAATATCCCAATGTCACCTAACGGTGAGCTAGGGGATGCGTTTATAAATGCAGTAAAAACCTTTGATCAAGAAATTAGAGCTAAAGGACGAACTAATATAGAAGCTTATACGTCTTTAGGAAACACGGCCTCAATTACAGCAAACCAGCAAGGGGATTTTCGGCTTTATGATTATCTCATAAGTAAAGATATTGGTGGGACTGATCAAAAAAAGGCGTGGATTAAAGAAAGAGCAGCTATAAAATCTAAAAGAGCACAGCAACGAAACCAACGTAACACAGAAGTTGCTGACAAGCTAAAAGCTGATAAAGTTTTATTAGCACAAGAAGCTGTAGCTCTATTTAATACTGATACTCCTGTAACAAGTGAACAAGAAATTGCGTTAATACAAAAGTACATTAAGCAAGGTGTACCGAACGCTGATTCTCTAGTTAAAACAATGAGCGGTAACTTCAAGGCTATGAAAGAGGTAAGACTAACGGCTGAACAAGAAAGCAAGGTCTGGGAAGGTTTCATTGCAGCAGGTACTCCTGACAACCAAAGAAACTTTATCCAAACTCAAGTAGCCAAGAAAACAATCAGCAAAGGCTTAATGAGTCAGTTGTATAGTCGTCTAGGCAATGCCAATGACCAGTCACTCTTGTCAGGTTCTTGGTACACTGCTCATAGTGCAGGCATTACACGCTTAACTCAATCAGCAGGCCCATTGGGTGCGTTAATAGAGGATAGTGAATACTCATACCTCAAACCTCTCTTCCAACAACGCTACTTACAGATGGCTACAACGCCTGAGTGGGATGCGCTTGACTTGCAAGGTAAGTATGATGCTATGGCTGGTTTGATCCAGTCGATGGAAACACTTAAAAAACTTAATGCAAGTGGTACAGATAACGACCCTTCTACTAACATGCAAAAACTACAGAAGATACAGAACCCTGAGACTCCTGAAGACGTTGCGGAAAGAGCGACAAGAAGGGCTGAGTTACAAACACGTCTAGAAGCATTACGTAACGCACAATAATAAACATGAGATTATAAAATGGAAAAGAACTATAATTATTACGCTGATTTAGCTGAAGAAGCCATCGAACTTGGGGATGCTGATTTAGCAGAAGAGTTTCTAGGTTTAGCTGATGAAGTGCAAGGTTCATTTTCTCAGCCTACACCTACTGCCCCAGTTGATCCTGTAGACTACATCCCTGAACCTACAGTAGCTGAAGATTATGTGGCTCCTGTACAAGAGGAAGAAGGCAAAGGTTTCTTTGGTTCAGTTGCAGAAATGCCTGTCAATATGGCAGGAGCTGTAGGTTCCTTTGCTAAAGAAACTGTAGGCACAGTTATAGATTGGCCTATAGAACTCTTAGCGGACAACCTTGCTCCTATTACAGGTGATGTAATTGCAACTAATTTAGAGGGTGTTTCTCCTGAAGAATTACAGCTATACAATGACAGTGAAGGTACTAAACTTTTCTCTCTAGGTTCTACAGAATTTTCCTACTATAACGGCGATCAAATACAAGAACTTAAAGAAGCTAATCTATACAAACTGTTTAAAGCAGAGCAGGTCGTCGAAGACCTCGTGTTTGATCTTGGTGATGTTAGAGACATGGGTATGCAAGAGAGTTTCGTAGGCTCCGCTACAGGCGGTCTTACGCAGTTCATCGCAGGTTGGGTGGCTCTAGCTCCTGTTAAAGTATTAAGCGTAGCTAAAAATGCAACAATTGCCACTCAAGTTGGCAGCGCAGCACTTAAGGGTGCTGTAGTTGACTTCACAGTCTTTGATGCACACGAAGCTCGTCTATCTGACTTTCTTAAAAGTGCAGGTCTTGAGAACGATTGGATTAACTATCTAGCGTCTGAAGGTAACGAAGACGACAGCATCTTTGAAGGTAAAATGAAGAATGCTATCGAAGGCGGTGTTCTTGGTGTAGGTTTAGACATTGCATTTAGAGCAGTGGTTTATGGTTACAGAGCTATACGTCAGGCTAAGAGAGCACAAGACCCTAGTCTTACACAAGCACAGCGAGACGAAGCAGCAGCAAAAGCTGTTGAACTACAAGCTAAAGCAGAAGAAAGTTTTAAAGACCCTTCGGAAGTGGAGCTAGTTACACCTGACGGTACTCCTGTTAAAGTGGAGACTCCTGAGACTGTTGCTGTTAAGTTTGAAGAAAAGGTAGGGACAGTTGTTGATACACTTCCTCCTGAACTACAGAAAGCTTCTCCTAAATATAACTACGGTCAAACTGCTATTGAGTTAGTGTTTGAAAATGACATCTCTAAAGCTTTGTACATCGTAGGTGGTAAAGGTAAGAGCGCTTCACATGATCAGTACATAAAGTTTTTAGAAGATGCTGGTGTTAAGGATATTGTAGGTGAAGCTGCTAAGATTAGAGATTTAATTAAAGCACAAGCTAAAGCTGGCAACACAGAAGTAACGGTTCCAAAGGTTAAGCCAAGAGTTAAATATACCCAAGGTTTTGAAGAACCTGTCGTTACACCAACAGCAGACAAGCCCCGTGTAGATGCAGAAGGTAAGCCTGTTGAAAGTCGTTCACCACAGAACTTAACTGATGCAGAACTTGATCTTGCTACTAAAGCGGAGAGAGCAGAGTTAGGGAGCTTACGCTCACCTGATGATGTGGGTGCTCCTAAAGTTCACCCAATTAAAGCCACAATTGAACAAGGTAACAAGCTTATTGCTAAGTTACTACGTGATGCTGATTCAGATGACATCTTAGGGTTCGTTAGATCACTTAAAGAAGTGACAATCCGTCCTGACGGCTTCGAGCCAGCTCAGTGGGTTAAAGCTTTAGAATCTTTGAACAAGTCTATTGATGAAGCACTAGCTCTTGTTGATGACTCTGTTGAGTTTAAAGCAGGTGATGAGGCAGCTATCCTAAGAAAGACGAGGCTTGTAGAAGCTAAGTTAGACCTCCACGCACAGCGTAAAGGCTCAAGCAGTGGCTTAGGTCGTGGCTTAGTTGCAATCAAACAAGCCCTTGATGATGCCTTTAGTGCTGACCTTTCAATGTTATGGGGTAAAGACCTAGAGAAAGCTCAGGCTAAGGAAGTTGATAAAGCAGTTAAGAAACAGAAAAAGAAGAATAAGAAAAAGAAAGAAAGTGAAAAGACAGATATAGATAAGGCAGCAGAAGATAGTGACTTAACTCCTTCAGCAGTCGATGAGGTAGATCCTTTTACTGAGCGTATGCTTAGAGGTCTTGGACAAACTAAAAATGTAGCAAGCAGACTTATTGACAAAGTTGTTGAGTTTGGTTCTGCTAACTTGTTGATGGGTTGGAAGACGCAACTTATTAACCCTACAATGAATGCCGTGATGATGAAGTTAAATAACTTTGAAACCCTTGGCGGCGCTGTATGGGCTGGTGTAGTGCGTAGAGATGCGTCTGCGGCAGCTAGACAAGCAAGGCGAGCTAAATATCAAGCCTTTAGTGTTGTTAATCACAGCCGTGTAGCATCAAGAGCTATGTGGGAAACCTTAATGACAGGTTACAACAAACTTGACCCTGACTTCAAAGTTAAAGAAGAAGTTGACGGTGCTACTGATACAGTGGCTATCGGTAAAGGTGATATTGATTTTAGAAAATGGAAAGAGTCTCTTGATGAAGGTATGACCTTTGAGGACATCCTTGGTAACTACGTTAGACTATCCTACAGAGGTCTAGCGGCTGGCGATGAGTTCTTTAAACAGCTTAACTTCAGAGGCGTGTACGGTGGCTTAGTCCAAGAAGATTTACTTGCATCTGGTAAGTATGTAGACTTAGATGACGCAACCTTCATGAAACTTTTAGATTCTAAAATTGATGAGGGTGTTGAGATACTAGAGAAAGCTCGCTTAGGTGAAGAAGCCTTAGACGAAGCGGAAGAAAAACTACTAGGTCAACTACTCTATAGCCTACAGCAAACACGAGAAGCTACATTCACTGATAAACTTGGTGGCGTGGGCAGTTCAATTCAAAAAATGATGAACGATTTTCCTATTATACGCTTAGGTATGGATGCGTGGTTTATACGTACACCTTTAAACGTGTTTAAGTATGTAGGTAGACGAACACCTCTTCTAAACTTCGCCTCAAGACGTTCTCGTAGAATGCTCTTTGGTGGTAACGCTGATGATAGAGATAGAGCTTTGTTTGAGCTTGTTTTTATGTCAACAGCTATGCTGACACTACGTCAAGTTGTAGATGAGGAAGTTGATGTACCTGATGGTAAAGGCGGCACTATTAAGATGCACCGCTATCAAGGCACAATGGATCATCTTACATATAACAACGTGAAGAACTTAAAGCTTACAGGCTTACAACCTCACTCGGTATACTTTGAAGACTCTCAAACATTTCATAACACAATGCGCTTTGCCCCGATAGATAACTTGGTGATGACATTGGTTAACATAAGAGATTTAGAGAACGCTGGTATGTACGATGAAGGTGGTGAGTTAGCAGCAGCAGCTCTTGTATCTTATATGAACATGATGAAAGACACTACGTTCACTTCTGGTATGGCTAACTTTGTAGAGTTTATGAACAGTCCTGAAAAGAAGTTTGAGAACTACGTGGAAGCCAAAGGTAGAACCTTTACTCCTGCAATTCTTAAAATAATGGGTACTGATGAAGGCAGCCGTGAAGTTGATGGGTTATGGGAAGCTTTTAAATCAGGTATCCCTTTCATGTCTAAAACAATGGAACCTAAGTTTGATAGATTAGGACAGCCTATAATTAAACCTAATCAAGCTGGTTTAGTTAATGGTTTATCTAAAGCTACTTTCTTATCTAATGATCCAGTACGTTTAGAGTTCTTAGAGATGAATGCTGACATTGCTGACATCCCTCGTAAAGATGGAATACTTGATTGGGAAAGCGATGCTTTTGTAGTTGATGGTAAGTCTGCATGGTGGCGTTTTAATGAAGTCTATGCGTCTATTGAGTTAAACAATAAGACTCTTGAGGAAACATTAGAAGCCTTAGTGCTGTCTGATGAGTATCAAAAGTTTGCTACTCCAAGTATAATGACTCCTGATCTACGCACGAGAGGTAGTAAAGAAGGCATACTCTTAAAAGTTCTAAACGCTTATGAAGATGCAGCTAAGTATACTGTAGCTAAAGAACGTGAAGACTTAGGAATGCTAGAGATGTGGACAGCCGCTCAAAAAGCTAGGGCTTTAGCACAATCCCAACAAACAATGGATCAAGTTATAACTAAACCAGAGACTCTTCTGGATACCTTCTTGAATCGAAATAAATAGGAAAAATAATGGCACTTTCATACACTGAATACGTAGCTGATGGATCAACTTCAATGTTTCCATCTAAGCTATACTTACGGCCTGAGCATCTGGTTGTTACCGTTGACACTGTAATTCAAACGACCTCAGCCTATACAGTAGAACAAACTCAAGTAACTTTTAATTCCCCACCTCCTGATGGAGCTGTAGTCCGTATAGGGAGAAACACGAGCCAAGAGGGGCGTTTAACAGACTACCGTGACGGCTCATTATTAACTGCGGATGTACTAGATAATGATGCTTTCCAGTTATTCTATATGGCTCAAGAGGCTTTAGATGCCGCTATAGATATTATGCCGCTACGTGCTTCTTACGAAGAAAGGTTACTACTTCTTGAGAACGCAGTAGCCTCGCTTGGTGGCTCTACTGGTGGCGGTGTTAGCTCACCTAATAGAGTAACCTTTAATGTTCAAGAGGCTACTTCAGCGTTTAACACGTCTTTTGACTTAGTATCAACCACTCTAGTGTTTTTAAACGGTGTGTTATTAGTAAACGGAATCGATCTCACCTTTCAAGCAAATAGACAACTGAACCTAACTACCCCCGCAAATAACGGCGATGTTTTAGAAGTAGTTGGCTGGTCGACTGTGCCTACTGTTACTCCTGCTCCTGCTCCCGATCCTAATGAACCTGAAACTGTTCGTACTGATACCCCTCTTGTGGATTCGGAAGGTAAAATAATCTTCGCTAAAGACTATGAAGAACCCCTTACACGTGTCAACATGGACTACACAGTGGCCCAGATTAACACAAAACTAGGACCACTATAATGAAAAAGATGAACAATTTGGCAAGCCAAAGCCAAGCTACAAGCAATAACACAACTAAATTATATCACATCGTATTGAAAGAAGGTGTAGATAAAAACTTGTACTTTAACAAAGTCACTTCTGTTGTAAAACCCCTCAATGACCAACCTGAGACTTTCAAAGCTTTATGTACTAAAGAACAGGCAAAAACTTTATGGGGAGACCCTCAAGTAAAATGTGCAGTAGATACAGATAAAGTAACAGACAGTGTTTCTGAGCTAGTTACAAAACAAGTCGTTGTTAAGCGTCTATCAAAAGAACACGTTGGTGAACCACCTGTAGTTGATGGAGGTTGGGATTATGCAGGTAATTGGGGCTTAATCAGACACTCTAGTCGTACAAACAACATAACCACAAACAATGTGAAGAGCACAGAGACGTTCTCGTCCAATTATGATGGCACAGGTGTAGATTTAATTCTATTAGGCCGCTCCCAACTAACTGCCGATGATACAGAATTTATGAAAGCTGACGGCTCTTCAAGACTCCAGCAGTTTCAGTGGAATAGTTTAGACGGGTTGAGCGATCTACCCGCTATAGATTATACTTTTGTTGAGAATAATATTCACACTCATTCTGAGTTTGTTCTATATTGTGCCGCTGGTAATACTTATGGTTGGGCAACAGGGGCAAACGTCTATGTCTGGCCCACAGAAACAATGAATGCGGGTGGTATAAATACTTGGGACTCCTTCGGACATATTCAAAAGTTCCACGAAACTAAGATAGCAGCGGGCAATACTCGCCCTACCGTACTTGTTTGTTCATTAGGTATGAAAAACGATCTTGATCAGGAAGATGGTCTTATGCAAGGGCTAGTGCTTCGAGATAAGGTATACACAAATATAAGTCCTTCAGGTTCGGGTGATGCCCATGTATCTAGTGTAAATAAAAACACAAACGGTTCCTTTCCTAGAATGGCCTCACACGTTATTGGTTATTATGCTAATGAGGACGAAAAACCTGAGCTTTTTGCTGCTATTGATAGTAAAGACCATGCTGCTGTCAAGGCTATTTTAGATGACCCCTCAGAAAACCCTTACCATGTTTTAGGTGCAGGAAAATGTCAAGCCATGATGGACGCTGGTGTGCATTATGTAAAAGCAGCGGGCAATTCTTCAGAAAGTGTAGTGAATCTGGGGCATCCTGATTATAATAACTGCCATATAGGTATGTGGACTGATACTAATGAATACTTTGCAGATAGACGTTATATAGCTTCAAACTCCAGACCAGATGGGCTACTGGGCTGTCCTGACTCAATCAATGTTGGGGCTTTGTCTTCTGATATGATGCACAACGAAGGCCAAGAAAAATTAGCAGGTTTTAGTGTTCGAGGTGTAGGTATTGATTGTGTGGCTGTGGGAGAAGATCTAATGCTTACTTCTCACTCTCGTTCTGCGGTGTATGCAGATTCGCCATCATTAGACGGCGGCCCTTATCTTGTACTTACATCGGGAACTTCCTTCGCTTCTCCTCAGATAGCTGGAATGGCTTGTTTAGTTTTAGAAAAATACCCAACAACTACACCTAAACAAATGAAGAGGTATTTTAGGTATATCGCTGTTGGTACTGATAAACTTTTAGATGCTTATCCAACCGACTTAGCCGAGTCTACTAAGTATGGAGATGCGCCTTATTATTCTTCAGCAGGTTTACACGGCTACTCAGGCAACATCGCTTATTTAGACCCCACTCTTGACTTTGATCCAACATCTTTGGAGGATACTTCTATTAACTACCCTACGGTGACTGTCACGGATACGTCCTTAAATCACACAGTAGCACAAGTTAATACTAAATTAAGCGGTATATAAATTTTAAATTAAACAAAGGAAACACAAATGACACAATTATCAAATGATAACACTCCATACAACCCTAAGATGGGTGATGGGTCACGAGGTTTAGTTCAGTTTGTAAAAGGAAGCTCTGATGGTTATCTTTATGGTAGCTTAAACGGAGCTGACTACGTACTGATACACACCTTTGCTGAAAGTGAAATGAAAGAACTAGCTCTACCGCCTTTTGTTCTTATTGGGGGTAGTGCCACAGACCCCGCAGTTGACTTAGGTGCTACTTCAAAGGCTTATCTTAGTGAGACGAGGTAGATATGGCTCTTATTAAAGATGTAGTCCAACCGTTTGTAATTGATCCTATACATGCTGTAATGCCTTTAACTCCCTCACCTCGTGGTGGGGGTTTTTATAACCAAATGGCCGCTAATACTAGCTCTCTTATAGACTCTACAACTGTAACAAGTGGCACTGCTAACATATTTGGAAACATTTATTCAGGGTACGGCTCAGGTTATCAAAGTTACCACGGCTCAAGAAGTCCATCCACTATCGATCTAGCTGATGGTGTTACGCACGGTGTTGAAGCAATGCGTCAACATAACAACAAGTTTGAATTTACGTTAGGGGCTAACTCATCTCAATATGCAGGCGCTCTTGACCCAGCAGGTGGTGTTACTAACTCAGACGCAGCAGCATTTAAGACAATTAAGCTGTACAACGTTACGGGTGGCGGTGCTGGATACTTAGTGCTTACCCTTGAGAGGGAAGACATACCTTACAGTCCGTATACTAAAACAGGTTTTTATGACGGCACTACACAAAGTCTTAAATTCCCTTCATGGAAACAAACAACGGGTGAGCTAGGTGATTACTTTGCTAACCAAATAATAAGAGTAGAACTCTGGAGTTAATATGGCACATTCAGTAAGAAAATTAACCAGTGTCTCTTCAGATGATATTACTCGTTTGTTTGAGGACTGTAAAACTAAAATACTAGAAGGTACTTTACCCTTTGATGGTACGCCTACGGAAGCGGATGCAGCGGTATACTTTAACATAGGTATTCCTAACGTCCTTGCGTTACCTCAAGGTGAAGTCTTTGGTTACTTTAAAGATGATCACCTGTGCTTTATACGTTATGCTTTAGTCACTGATGGTGTCTTAGAGCAGTCTTACTACCTTGCAGGAAACGATGCAGAAGGTAGCAGGGCTTACTTATATTCACAAGAGTTTGCTGATGCGCTTAAAGCGTACTACCAAGCTAACTTTACATCAGTAGACTCGTGGGCAATCGCTGGTAAATCTACAGCTACCTATGAAGAGGACGTACTAAAACCTAACCTATACGAGACAGCAGGAGTTAGTTACGTCAAAGAAGACTTAACTGATCCAGTGTCTAATATAACTTACGAAAAACGCACGATTACTTTTTAGAGGTAACTCATTATGACTAAGGCAAGAACCTTAGCGGATTATGTACCGTTTGATCCAACGGGGTTGCTTACGAGCGACTCTGCTTTAGACGCAACAAAACTTACAGGCGATCTACCAGCTCTTGATGGGTCGGCACTGACTGGCTTAGACACTGGTGAAAGACTTACCCACGCATCTTGGTGGTATCTAACTGAGGACTTTTCAGACTCGGCAGTCCCAATAACTTCTAATTTATCAGAGGGTATAGCAATGGGAAGCCCTATGATAGAAACTTCAGGTGTCTTCACATTCCCTTCAACAGGGATTTGGCATGTACATTTTCACTGTGGTTGGTTTGGGAGTACTGATCAAGCAGAGTGGCTAAACGCACGAATACGACACACGGCTGATGGTCAGCTTTCGTGGCAAGGTATAGCTTCTGGCACATCTACAATCCAAAAAACATCGACAGGTACTCAAGCTACTGTTGATACGATTATTAATGTAACAGATGTAACTAACCATAAAGTTGCTTTTGCTTCGGAGGTAGAAGAAGTAACCATAACAACAAGGGGTGCTAGTGGCAGCCCTAAACATACATATATGACTTTTATCCGCTTAGGCGATGCCGTCGAATAAAGGACAACACATGGACGACCTAAAACAACAAACAATTAGGAGCGCTTAATGAAAAAGTTTCATTTAATATTTAAGAAAGAAGTCGAAAAAGAAGCCTACATAATTAAAGTTTCTAATGTGCTCGATTTTTGCAAACACCAAAAGAAAATAATGGATGTTGAAGCCACAGAGGAGCAAGTGAAGCTTCTTAAAAAAGACCCAAATGTCCTAGATTTGTTACCTGAAGAATTTTGGCTAACCGAAGTGAATGAAGCCACAAAAGATGTTTATTACAACAGACCTTCATGGAACAACGAAAAATTTGAAACTGATTTCGGTAATTGGGGCTTAATTAGACATTCGAGTTTAACTGACGTGGGTACTAGCGATACACCAGTAACAGCAACGTATGAATATAATTACGATGGCTCAGGGGTTGATATTATATTAAACATAGCCTCAGTCTTAAACCGCAATGATCCTGAATTTAAAACAGGTGGGGTTAGTAGGCTCCAACAGTTCCAATGGAATACTTTAGCTGATTTTGAAGATCTTCCTACTATAGATTATAGCAGGACAGGGCAGGGGGTGTCTAAGAATGTTGGCATAGACGACCACGCTGAATCCGTTTCGTATTGCGCTGTAAGTAACACTTATGGTTGGGCAACAGGGGCTACCGTATACATATACCCTAGAGATCAAATGGATGCGGCTGGAAAATCCTTAAGAAGTTATGGTTGGCAAGCTATGCAAAAATTCCATGAAACCAAGGGTAATAATCGACCAACCCTAGTCATAGATGCAATAGGCTACTCTGCCACGAATATTATTGGCCACTATGCTGAGAACATTTTTTATAGAGGTACAACTTATACATCTGTCGCTCCTGCTGGCGCTTCTGAACAAAAAGTTCCACTTATGGCGGAAGCTGGTAGTGGGAAAGAATTTGGGATGCCACACTCGAACAGCTACACCTCAACTGGATTTGTATCTGACCCTGATGAACTCATTCCACAGATGACTGACGTAGAGAAAAGAGCGTTCTTCGAGGATGATGTCAATAATATTTATTATGGTCTTTATGGCGAAGGTATTGATAATATGGTAGCTGCGGGTGTACATCATGTAACATCAGCAGGTAATAATTCAGATGCTTCCCACTTAAAAGGCCACCCTGATTATGCTAATAACTATAAAAGAGTTGCAGATGTAACAACTGATGGCGTTCATACAAGATACTTTTGGTATATGCTGCATGGCAGGGGTAATCCAACCTATGAGGGTGATACAATAGTGGTTGGTGCTTTGGCACAATCATCCAGTGCTGAAGGTTTTGATGGTAAAGAACACTTTGCACAGTTTTCTACCAGAGGTTCTAGAGTGGACGCTTGTGCTGCTGGAGATAACATTAGGCTTAATATGTATTCTAATGGAGAATATATTGCTAATGGCACATCTTTTGCAAGCCCTAACGTAGGAGGCATGGCAGCGCTTGTACTTGGAAAGTATCCAACAACTACTACTAAACAATTAAGACGGTATTTCAGGGAACAAGCTGTTGGTACAGACAAGCTACACGAAGGAAATGAAAATTTAGCTCCAAGTTCTAAATATGGTGATCCACTGTGGTTTGCTCAATCAGGTGGTTTTGGTTACTCAAATAACATTGCTTATTTAGATCCTGATTTAACCTTTGATCCTACAACGCTTCCTGACACAGCCATTGCGGATTATGTTCCAACTACTTCGGATATTCACTTAAATTACACAGTAGATGAGATTAATACGAAATTAGGGGCAATTTAACATGGACGATTTGAGACAACACGTTGACCGCCTTGAGTGGCGAGTCGATGCACATGACGAACAGTTAAGAACTCTCACAGCTCAAGCTGAGGGTCTTAGAAGTATGCTCGACAGTATTAACCGAACCTTAATGCAAAT